GTAGGGACATTGCAAGTCTGGAATGACTACGGTTCGCTTCATTAATCCTCATCATCATCATCGTCATAAGGTATGCGGTCGGGTGATAGCGGCAACCAATTAGGTGCAGGGAGAATTGTTGCTGGGTAAGTAGCAGGTTCAAGAAGTATGGCTAGGGCTAACTCAACCGTAAAGCCTGCTCGTCTAAGTGATTTATAGTATTCATTTAGCCCGATTGTGTACTGGTCGAGAATAGAGTAAGCCTCTAAATCGATAGCCTTTTTGCGTGCCATGAGATAAGTGTTACTTACCTAACATCTCGATAATTGTATCGACACGCGCTTCTAGTCGATTAACCTGATCCTTGATTGATGAACCGCTATTCGGCTTCAACTCCGCTAAATAGTGTTTGATCATAAAGTTGAGCATGGCAGTAACACCACCCAGAACCGTTACGATCGCTACTGCAAGTGCAGCATAATCCTGCGTTGTCATTTTTTAGGCGTGGCATAACCGAAGATGCCTGCAACTATTGAACCAAGGATCGCTCGGTAATCGAGTGCGAAGTTAGAAGTTGTACCCCAGACCGCTAAGAATGCTCCGATAGATACGATTGCTGGGTGTTTCATATTCATTTGCTTGCTCCTAGTAGTGGGATTTGAAAGAACGAACCATCTTGATCGCCCTTGCTAGTAAAAGATATATGGAGATGATGGCGGTGCTTATTGATCCCCGTATATGTTCGCCAACGCCAGGCGCTTTTGGCGCTACAAATTGACCCATCAAAAATGATGTATTTGATGCGCTTATCGGTCTTGGCGAGAAGTCGAAGCTGATCCGCAATATCGGGCATGAGGTCGGGCTTAGGCTTACCAGAGACATCTCGATCGAGGTCGCATGCTCTAACAATCCCTGTCTCTGCAAGTGGTATGTGATCGCTATTGCCTTTGCGCATGTGTCTTGCATCCGCGACCCAGCCATCACTAGACCTATCCCTATCTGGGAATGAATCATCGAACTGTTCGCGAAGTTGTTGACCTGCCTTGCATAATTTAGGCTTCATCCAAGTAACAGAGCGGCTTCTTCGGCTGTGATACCTAAGCGATCAAGTAGCGCGACCTTTTGCGCCGCGTGAGCATCTTTTAAAGCCTGTGCTTCAGCCTGTGCTAATTGATCAATTTGGTATTGAGCAAATTCTTCATCCGTCATTTCACGATCAATAATTTCATTAGAAGATACATCGTGGATTCTTATCATTGGCTTAGTCATTATTTAACTCCATATACATAAACAGTTCCGCCTGAAAGGTTGCCGGTACTCATTGAAATTACGATTTGGTTAATTGCAGCTGTTGAATTCCAAGCAAGATTTCCATTTCCGCTTGCATTTGTTGGATCGCTGTTGCGTACCGAATAGTGAAATTCAGCAGATTTACGGACATTGGTTGACGCATAATCAGGAATTACAAAAAAGTATCCGTTGTTGTTGTTGCCAGTGGATAAAACGGTGCCACCAAGTTGGTAATTGTTTCCGCCGCGTAGGTCAATAGTTCCTGTGCCCCACGCTAATCGCATAGTTGCGTTGCCATAATTAGTGGTTGTTGAGTCGGTATTAAAATACATTTGAGGATATGCTGCCGAAGCTCCATAAATTGACTCAATGTACACAACCAGATCCTTGTAAGTTGCCGGAATACTCGAAACGCTAGTTGATGCGCCAGTTAAGGCTGTTCCACCTGCGTTTATTAAAGTGTAACTTTCGCTTGATGCAGCAGCCCATTTTAAGCCAGTTGCGGCTGTAGAGTCCGCTGTTAGGACTTGGCCATTTGTGCCTACTGCTAACCGCGCTGGTGTATCAGCAGCAGTTGCGCCGATTAGATCGCCCTTAGCATCGACTATTGCATTTTGAATGGCGTTGGAATCATCTTGGGCAACCCATGAGAAGTCGAGATCTGTTCCTGAAGCCTTGGCTAATACCTGCCCAGTTGTGCCGCCCTTTAGGTCGACCAATGCTGTGTCTATATCTTGACCAAGTGCAGCGATGGCTGTAGCGCCATCCTTAACTAAGTCGGTCGATTGGGGAATGTCCCAGCCGAAGTTGGTTGTTGTTGTTGCCATTAGGCTACGACTCCTATCGCGTTGATCCATGTAAGGGTTGGACTTAGAGTGTTCCAAGTCTCTGCTGCATTTACCTGCTCCCATTTTACCGCAACTTGGGAGAAGTTTATTGGAGAAGCGTTAAAAGTAACGCTCAGGTTGTTTAGGCTTGCTCGAAATGTCCAGCCTTCGATATACCCTTGGAATTCGCCATTGGTGATATTGCCGGGTAAGTTCTGAATCCAGACAGGCTGACCTAAGAAGATGTTAATAAGAGCATCTCGATCAGAATCATCAATTTCGGGATTACCTAGAACGAAAGTTATGGATTGGAACTTAGGATAAGGATTGGCTCGAAGCTCGATATAGCGATCGGCTAAGGCTTCTGCATCGGCAGTATGTTTAATTCGAGATGTAAATTCTTCGGCATATACACCATAAAGGCTCTGGCTTATTGCATCCGTAGCGGTATAAGTCTGGTTGGCGTTGTTGTCGTAATTGATAGTAAAACTGTTGCGAAGATCGCCTGCTCGAGTAGTAGCCGATAAACCTAAACCATTGGCATGGTTGGCATCTAAGGTTGTGTAACCGTTGGCCGATAAATAGTCTTGGCGGTGTGTTTGGTCTGCATAACCGATATTGCCATTAGCATCTTCATAAAGAACTCCGAAGGCCGAGTTAGCAATTTCAGCGCACAATGAATAAAGGTCTGTGTTGCTTGCATTTCTAGCAATAAGTTCATAATCGCCTGGCTGGTCAATCTCGCCTAAGCCGATATTAACTGCGTTAGCCCAAGTCTCTGTCGGATCATAATTAGCCCAAGTTTGAGCGGCTGGAACTTCATTCCATTGGCCTAATAAATATCCTGAAAGAAGCGTATAGATCTGATCGCCATCAAAGTCTTGGCTTAATACTCCAGCATCGATGATTCGAGGCAGTTTAGATAAGGCTCCTAGGGCAGTAATAGTGGCAACTGTTGTATAGCCAAGATCCCCAGCGCGGTTAACTCCAATAGTAAAATCTGAGACATAGCCGCCGAAAATTGGAATGTAAGTACCGACCGAATTAGTTACCTCTACTGCTAGCCCGGTTCCTACTGTGAAGTCATAACTTGAGTTATCTAAATTCATTAACTGCAACTGGCAATAGCCTGCAAGAGGCTGAGTATTGATATCGGTACGGCCCGAAGTAATTACTAGATTGGCAATAGTTACATCTGTTGCTTCAAGGCCATCGATTATTACTTTATAGGATGGAGTATAAGCGGTCATTAAAAGAATGCCGCGCTTCCGAGTGTGCCTCTGGCTGAAGAATCATTGAGAATGCTGACAATCTGGCGAGCGGTTGATTCGCTATCGATTGCGCCATTAACGGTGATATTGGTTGTACCTTGTCCGCCGACATAGCGGTAAGCGGCGATCGGTTCATTAGGCATCGATGGAGCCATTGGTGCGGCTGCTGGAGAAGATGCCCCAGTTTCGAATGAAGCATTATTGAATGGATTAAGGGCAGAACCGATTTGCTTAGATATCTCGATTACTCTTTTGATCTTGTTGTAAAGATCATCGAAGAATGAAACTACCTTGGCTACCCCATCGATTAGGCCACCTATTGCTGCTCCTACAATCTCGAACGCTTTACCTAAAGTCTTACCTAGGATTGGCGCTAGTACATCGCGAGAGAAATCAGCAAGTCCCTTAAAGAGGATAAGAAGAGGCTTTAATTCTTCGCTGTTATCGTTGAGCGAATTCTTAACTGAATTAAATGCTGATCGAAGGCCATTGATAATTGGATTTAGGAACTCCATGACCGGGCGAAGCTTGTCTCCAAGATTGCTTGTAAAGTCTGCAATCGCTGGAATAACCTTCTTAACGATTACATCGACCATTGGAGTTATGGCATCAAGGATGTAAGCGCCTACTGTCTCCTTGCCTTCATCGAATGCGATCTGGAGTCGAGTTAACTTGCCTTGGAATGTATCTGCCTTAGCGGCTGCCTGGTTCGCGAAAGTGTCTGCTAATTTGGCGGTAATCTGATCCATGCTCATCGTCTTGAGTTGAGCGGATGTGAGTCCAATGCCTAATTTGCCAAGGGCTGCCGTATTGCCTTCGGCTGCTTTAGCCATGGCATTAGTAACTGCCTCAAGAGATTTACCTGAACCTGCTGCAACATCAATGGCTACTGTTTGAAGTTCTTGAGCCTTCTGTAAATTGCCAGTTGCCCTGGACAACCTCTCTATTGATGGCCTTAATTCATCATCGGTAACGCCGAATGCCAGAGAAGTTTGGGTTATGTAATCTTCAGTAGCAGCAATCTGATCTTCAGTTGCGCCAGTTACATTCTTTAAAGTAAGGGCTAACTTCTCCTGCGCGGCTGCATCTGCAATGGCTGATTTAACGCCATCAATGGCCAACTTGCCTGCATAGGCTACGGCTGCTGCGCCTGCGGCTGCGAAGGCTAATCCAGCCTTCTTTCCGAAGTCTGAAACTTTATCGCCGAAAGACATAACATCTTTGTCGGCCTTATCAAGATTCTTAGTGAAGTTATCGACATCAGCAAGAAGCTTGAGCGTTAACGCTCTTGTACCTGTTGCCATTAGCCCCACTCCTTCAAAATCTTAGTAAATGATTCTGTCCATCTAGCAACAATTTGCGGTTGAATCTTGCGAAGCGTTGGATAAATAAACCAGCCCTTAGAGCCTCGACCTTCGCGGCCTGACCAGACAGGGAACTGCCTATATTTGTTGGATCCGAATTCAGTACCGCCCCAGATATCTCTAGTGGTTGCCCCACCTGAAAACTTCTGAGAAGCGAAGCCATAAGTAATCTCACCGATACGGCTTGACTTCTTAACCCTAGAACCCTGAGCAATTCGACCAGAAACTTTAGTGTTATTACCTCGGCCTGCTGTCTGAATGACCTCAGCCCGGGCGAATTCAGCCAGAGCGCCTGATTGGCGCTTGGCCTCATCGTTGGCTTCTTCACTCATATTCT